CCCTGCCCCCTGCGTTCGTGGGGGGCAGTCGTTCGTGTTGGGCAGGGTGTTGATGGCGATTGCGCCCTAGCGCGACCGCGTTATAAATTCGATGGGTCCCCATAAGCTATAAACGACCCAGATCGACCTCTCAATATCTCTCTAATCAAAAAATTCCGGAGAATATATAATGTTATCAAAAGGTTGAATATTATACAAAAATGAGAAAAAATTCCGGAGATATTTTCGAGCCCGTTAAAGTCGATCCAATTACTGGAGAGTATTATATCGTAATTCCAGAACAGATTATCAATGAACTTTCTTGGTACGAAGATACGGAAATTAAAATCGTACTCGAAGGTAATGAAGTTATTCTATCAGATAGAGACTGATTGACAACTGCTACATAATATTGTATGATACTGAAGTAAACAACTTATCTTTATGGCTAAAGGATTTACAGTTAAAGCAAAAGCTCCCATTGTGAATAAATCACAAGAAGACTGGGATTACAACGCTGCAAGAGAAATGATCAGAGGCAAATCAATTGTCTTCTGTCTTCCTGGGCGCGGTGTTTCTTACACTTATTTGAAGAACTTTGTACAACTCTGTTTTGATCTTGTGCAGAGTGGGGCAAATATTCAAATTTCGCAAGACTATTCATCAATGGTAAACTTTGCAAGATGCAAATGTTTAGGTGCGAATGTTCTGCGTGGACCTGACCAAATTCCCTGGGATGGTAAATTAAAATATGATTATCAATTGTGGATTGATAGTGATATTGTTTTTAATACTGAAAACTTCTGGCAACTTGTTCTGATGGATAAGGACATTGCTGCAGGTTGGTATTGCACTGAAGACGGTCATACGACCTCTGTTGCACACTGGCTAGAAGAAGATGACTTCCGCAACAATGGTGGTGTAATGAACCACGAAACGCTTGAAAGTATCTCAAAGCGTCGTAGACCTTTCACTGTAGATTATACGGGTTTTGGTTGGCTTTTAATTAAGCATGGCGTGTTTGAGCATTCTGAAATGAAGTATCCTTGGTTTGCACCTAAAATGCAAGTCTTTGAATCTGGTGATGTTCAGGATATGTGCGGAGAAGACGTATCATTCTGTTTGGATGCTAAAGAAGCAGGCTTTGAAATTTGGTGCGACCCTCGTATTAGAGTCGGACACGAAAAATCAAGAATTATCTGATAGAATGGCTAACGAACGGTATAACATTCTTTGTAAAGGGAGAAGAATTTATACTTCTCTCACAGAAGAAGAATACTTTGATACTATGGAGGATCTGTCAATTGAGTATTATCAGACAGGTTCTCCAAATCCATCTGATATTGAAACTGAAATTTTACTGGAGGATAATATATGGCAGCAAAAGCAAAAGGCGGATTAAATAAGCATAGTTCTTATGTTCCAGGGAAGCCTAAAAAATCTCGTCAAGGAACAGGAAATGGAACTAAATACGCCGCTACGTCTCGCAACGTAGCTCGTAAAAAATATAGAGGTCAAGGCAAATAATAAATGTATAACCTAAATGGAAACGATGAATGGAACTTTATTCATTCATCAGATCTGTGGGTATATAACAAATTATTTTTAAGTCGGGTTTTGGGTTATATTTGTGGTCCTGTTGGAACCACAGTTCCTAAACCTGACTTTTATATTGTGCGTCCTTCTTTTAATTTACTTGGTATGGGGCGTTTTGCTCGTAATGAATGGATTGAAAAATATACAGATCATATACATCCTGCAGAATTTTGGTGTGAGATCTTCAAAGGTGAACATTTGAGTGTTGATTTTTATCAACAAAAAGCAGAATTAGTTGTTTTGGGTAAAAAAGATCAGAATGATCCTTACTATAAATGGCAAAAATGGGAAAAAATTGATAAGGATGTTCAATTTCCAGATATTTTAAAAGATTTGAAAGGTAATTATGATTGGATTAATTGTGAATTTATTGGTGATAAGTTAATTGAAGTACATTTCCGCAGAAATCCTGACTTTCGTTATGGAAATTCTGTTGCAATTCCAGTCTGGGGCGAAGAAAAAATTGAAAATATGACCTTTGTGAAGGATTCTGATTATTTACGCAAGGGTTTTTATATAAAATAAATAAATTTTTCATAAAAATTGAATTGGAACGAGTTTCGATGGGTAAACACCTGCTCCTAGAGGTGTATAATGTTAACTTTGAAGCGATTAATGATGTAGAATCGCTTCAAAATGCTATGCTAAGAGGCATTGAGCGTGCAAAAATGACCGTTTTAAACGTATTTTCGCATTGTTTCATACCTCAAGGGTGTACAGTGGTCGTTGCACTCGCAGAAAGTCATGTTTCTTGCCATACTTGGCCAGAAAATGGGTGTTTAGCGGTAGATGTTTATACTTGTGGTGAGGGAAATCCTCGTTTAATTGCTTTAGAAATATTAAAATACTTAAATTCAGACTCTTATATGCTTAGAGAGGTTGAACGTTAAATAGAAATAAGGAGATAGCAACCTCCTTTATAAAAGTTCTGTTTTATTCAGTTAAAACAGGAGCTAAAATGTCTAATTTACCAGTTGATAGAGACGAAAATTACATGTACCAAATGTGGGGTACAAAAAAACTAGCAACAGATTACACATCTCTCGAAGAAAAGAAAGTTATTCAGGAAATTATGCATGATGATATTGGTAAAAAACATCATTTAAAGGAACAATCTGATTTACATCAACAAATTCGCAATGATGAAGACTATGATGATTGGGAATATGGTACAGAACCATCCTACGGATCTTCTTGGAATCAACATAAATAAATAAAGAAATTTTATGTCCGATGGCAATAACAAGGATATCTAGATCATTCAAAGATATTAGTTTATCCTTTGTTCCACATCCTGTGACTAAGGATTTACCCGTATTAAAAAATCAATCTGCAATCATTCGATCTGTTCGAAATTTGGTAGAAACAATACCAAATGAAAGATTTTTTAATTCTTTGTTAGGATCAGATGTTCGTTCAAGTTTATTTGATTTTGTTGATTTTGCTACAGCATCAATTATTCAAGATCAGATAATAAATGTTGTATCTAATTATGAACCAAGAGTTCAAAATTTGAGAGTTGAAGTAAATCCAAGTCCAGATACAAATACATTTGAAGTCTCTGTTATTTTTGATATTATCGGACAAGAAATTCCCACACAACAATTTACTTTCATATTAGAGGCAACAAGATAAAATGCCTTTTACCAAGTTTACTAATTTAGACTTTGATCAGATAAAGACCTCTATTAAATCATATCTCCGTGCAAATTCTAATTTTACGGATTTTGATTTTGAGGGGTCTAATTTTTCGGTCTTGATTGATGTTTTAGCTTATAATACTTATATTACAGCGTTTAACTCGAACATGGTTGTCAATGAGTCTTTTCTAGACTCTGCAACTTTAAGAGAAAACGTAGTCGCATTGGCACGAAATATTGGGTACATACCACGCTCTAGATCCGCCTCTAGTGCCGTTGTTTCCTTTCCAGTATCGATAAGTCCAAAAAGTCTTAATCCCGCCATATATTCCCCCACAGTCACCTTACAAGCAGGTCTTGTATGCACTGGATCAACATCAGGAAGTTCATATCTTTTTTCTATTCCAGATAATGTAACAGCATCTGTTGTAAATGGAGTAGCAACATTTAGTGAATTGACAATTAAGCAAGGTACATTTTTAAAAAAAACATTTACTGTTAATGGATCTTTAGACCAAAGATTTATTTTAGATAATTCTTATATTGATACGTCAACAATTAGAGTATATGTAAAGGGATCTAATGATTCTGGATTAGGTAGACCATATTCGCTAGTTGACAATATTTTTGAAGTTAAATCATCTTCTGAAATATTCTTGATTCAAGAAATAATAGATGAAAAATATGAACTTCTTTTTGGTGATGGTATAATCGGAAAAAAACTTGAGAATGATGCGATTATAACAGTAACTTATATTGTTACTGACGGAAAAGAAGGTAATGGGGCAAGTGTATTTACATATGCTGGAAGTTTAAAAGATGCATCAGATCTTATAACAATTCCAACGAATACTATTACAGTCACCACAATACAAAGTTCCCAAAATGGTTCTGATATTGAATCTATTGATTCAATTAAAAATTTTGCTCCAAGATTATATTCATCACAATATCGAGCTGTTACTGCATCGGACTATGAATCGATAATAAAATCAAAAATTTATGCAGAGACAGAATCAGTATCTGTAATTGGTGGTGAAGAATTAGACCCACCAGCTTTTGGAAAAGTTTTTATTAGTATAAAACCAAAAAATGGGACATATGTTTCAGATTTTGATAAGCAGCAAATAAAAAATAAACTTAAATTATATACAGTCACTGGAATTAGTCCAGAAATTATTGACCTAAAAATTCTATATGTGGAGATAGACTCTTCAATTTATTACAATTCATCATTAGTTGATAGTGTTAATGGATTGCAAACACGGATTATAAATTCATTGAATTTATATTCACAATCTACAGAACTTAATGCCTTTGGATCTAGGTTTAAGTATAGTAAAATTTTACAAACAATTGATAAAACAGATTCTGCAATAACTTCGAATATTACCAAGGTTATTATTAGGAGAGATTTAAAAGCACAAATCAATTCTTTAACACAATATGAAATTTGTTATGGAAATAGATTTCATGTAAATTCTGAAGGTAAAAATATTAAATCAACTGGATTTAATATTTTAAATGAACCAGATACTGTCTATTTGACAGATACACCTAATGCAGATTTGAAAACCGGAACTATATCAATTGTTAAAATTGATACAAGTTCAAATTCTACATCAAGTGAAGTAAAAATAATTGTTCAGTCGGCAGGAACGGTAGATTATGAAAAGGGAGAAATTGCTTTAGGTGCAGTAATTATTACATCTACCGCCCTACCTCAAGATATAATTGAAATTCAAGCATTTCCAGAATCTAATGATATTATTGGGTTGAAGGATCTTTATCTATCTTTTAGTGTTTCTAAAAGTAAA